GGATTTAACTCATAGGGTGCAGCCATATATGGAATACGAACAGGTTTAAATGGGTTCAATACTAAACGAATAATATTATTGTTTACAATCCACGCATTTACTTGTACCTGATCTACATCTTTTAAATCATCAGGAATATCAATGTCTTCGTTTTCTAACATCTCAGTATCAACAACACCCCAATACTCTAACACTTCAAAGCGTTCAATATTATGCTGTTGTTCATAGTCCGCTAGATCGTCTTCCCACCACTGCTTTACATAAGATTCGCCCATCTTGATACTAGCATCAATAACATTGTGCCTAAAAAACGGACGCTTTTTTAAAGCACGTAATTGACTTCTGCTGAGTTTATGTCTTTCAATAACATATTCTGCCTCTTCCATATTAGTAGCATCAGGATCAGGATAAAAATTCCAGATGCTAACATGGCTAATTTGAGGTACAGTCTTTATAAGAGGTGAGTAATTACCCCCCTCATCCCAATCTGGATATTCCTTATTTACAGCAAATGGTCCTTTTAATGCGCCCGTACCAAATAAAGCCATTTCAAATGCCGTACTGCGGAGGTGTTTAGATGCATGACACTCTTCTAGCTGATCTAAAATTTTCTTTTGCATCTTTTTAGCTGCTACTAATGCAGGATAAAATGTAACAGAAGAAGCCGTTGTACCAAAGCCTTCTTTAAGACCTTCTATACCCCCTAACTTTTTTTCTAAACCAGCCAACATGAGAGTTCTTTCAGTGGCACCTGCTGGTAAATCTTTACCATCACCAGCATAGCCGTAAGGGCTGCTAGGAGCCTCTCCTGCGCGCATCTCTTCTGGCAAGGCAGGATCAAAGTGTACTGCTTCACTTACGCCTTCTGGAAGCATCGTGGGGTCAATAACAATAGGAAAATTTTGATTGCCAAATAATACATCTACAATTTGACCATACGCAGCTAATGTCTTAGTCTTTGTGATCTTAATAAAAACTCGTGACTTTTCTGACTCAGTAAACTGTACATCCGGCCCATATAGACCTCTATAATTACGATATGCTTTTAGCCAACGCTGTTCTTCTGTAAATCTATATGTCTTAGCCTTATTAAATAAAGAATTAACATGGCTCACAATAGAGCCGTAATGCTCTTGTGAAATATCATCTGCACTATCAATATCTTCGACGTATACAGACGCCGTTTCAATCATAGTATCTTCATCATCAATAGCCATTATATTTCCTTTTAGTAACCAAAAACTGCATCAGCAGGCGTTGGTCTATTACGCGGCGTTTTAGAATCATAATCAAAGATACTAAAGCGCGGTCTCGTCATAACGCCATATCTTAATGCGTCATACAGATGGTCTTCTGATCCTGTATCAATATCTTCAGGATTCTTTTTATCAATAGGTAAAGCCGGTAACTGAGCAATAATATTAGTACAATTACTAAAAAATACTAAACGTGGGTTTTCAGTAAACTCATCTATCTGTAAGCGTCTATGTATTTCGTTTTTACCAGATACACGACTGCCCTTACTTCTATCTGAAGGACGCCATCTACAGCCTTTCATAATCATCTGTTCAGCTAGGCTCGGTCCTGTGTCACCTCTTTTATGCCATAACGAGCTGTCTAAAACACCATACTTAATGTTGCCATCGCCTGCTTCTAAATCTAATACCATATCAGCTAGATCAGTAGCAAGTACTTTACTTATATAAAGTTCTCTATAAACTATTAATTGCTCATCTGGTGAAACTGCAAACCAGAGTACGCCAGAAAAAGAACCGTACCCATAGTCACAAGCCCTAAACTTAACCCAGCTAGAAGGAATATCATAGGGATCAACAACATGAACTCTACGATCAAATTCCGTAAAGGCTGCGCCTTCTTTAATATCCCAGTCACCATCTAATAATTGTCTCCGTTGTTGTTCTGGTAAAGATAGTAGCATTGCTTCATAATCGCCTGAAGCTGCTAAATACGGATTATCAGTTAATCTAGCTGGTATAAATCTACGTTTAAATAGAGGCTTACCTGCTTTAATGTGACCATGTGGATACCTTAATGTTTCTCCTGTGTCAATATCTGTTGCATCAAATCTTGTATTCGGAGGTGCTGGGTCAATAAACATCTTTTTAACCCAGTGATGTCCCCTACCTCCGGGGTTAGTTGTAGCTCTCATGTAGACTGGAAGGTCAGGTGCTGTTGAACGTAAGCGTGAACGCATATAATTCCATGCGTATGGCGTAGCCCATTGTGTTAATTCGTCAAAACCAATCCAGCTAAATGCTAAACCCTGATAGCGTAATACGTCTTCATCTCTATCTAGATAAGACATCCATAATCTAGCACCTGATGGTGCAGTCCATTGCATTTTTCTTTCAGACCACCTAATACCCGGCCAAATTTTAGGGTATAATTCTTGTGATTTAAATATAAGTTCTCTTAATTCTTCAGTCGTGTGGCGTAATAGCAAGCCACTAAAGGCTTCGTGACCCATGTATCTAAGAGGATCAGCTAACATGGCAAAGCTTTTGCCACCACCTGCTGCTCCCCCATACAATACCTCTCTCTCAGGAGAAACTAAGAATGCTGTTTGAGGCCCCGGATTAGGTTTAAATACAACATTTTCTGTTTCTTCAAGCTCAGAAATCTTATCTTCGGGTATATTCAATGATACAATAGATTCTTGTAGCTTTTTATCGGCAGTTGTTAGCTTCTTCTTTCGCGTCGATCCGTTGGTTGCTGAGGGCTTCCGCAATGGCGATTGCCTCTCTCGCATTTTCTGCCCATCTGCGATAAATTGCAGCTTGTCTCTTACGTTTGTTGCCATTTTTAATGCGTTTCATTAAACCTATATGAGATATGTAACGACCCGTTTTTGCAGATAACCAGTTTGATACCTCCCTATACGAGTACCTTTTTATAAACTTTTTTGCTTCTTCTAAAGCTTCTAACTCTTCTGGTACAGGATCTAATACTTTATTGTTGTCTTCTGATATTTTATACCCAAAAGGTACTGTCCTAGCTATTCTAGGAATCTTAATCCATACATTATCTTCTTTTTCGTCTAAGGGCTGAGGTAATTCCCACTTACCTGTAGACCGTTTTAATGATCTAATCCTCATCGTCCTCTTCTAAAGCTTCTTTTGGTGGTAAAATCATAACACCACCAGAAGCTTGCACTTGAAGTTTTTCAGCTTTAATTAACCCTGACCTATCTAGTAGGTCTTTTGCTGCATTCAATTTATCTTTAATACCTAACTGCGTTGGATCAGCAATCCCCGATACCACAGCCATAGCAGCTTGCGGAGCATTTCTAGCCATGTACAGCTTAGTTGCTTCAATAATTTCATCTTTAATAGCCTTAACAACGGAGGTTGTTGATGTACCTCTGGCATAACCTGCTAATTTTGCAGCCGTAGCAATGTCGCCATTAGCTTCTTCAAATAGTACATGAAGAAATAGCTCTTGCTTTTCTGTAAGTTGCTTACTCATTAAACGCCCTTCTTGTGTTTCTGAGACTTTGGAGGCATTTTTTTGCTACCGCCCTCACCCGCCCAATAAACTTTGTCAGCCCAGTACGCAGCAGACGTTGGACCCTTTGAAATATTCTTAGCGTGGCGTGCTTTAAACGAAGCACGAGCTTCAGGGGAGTAGTTGTGACCCATGTTTTGATCGCCAAAACGGACGATTTTAATTCTTTCACCATCTTTAACTGCCACAATGCCTTTCTTAGCAGGGTGCGAAGGCGTATTTTTAGGTTTATTTAAACCTGTTAAGCCATATCTTTTTAGTTTATTCTTTTCTGCTTCTGTAAGTGCCATATTATTTCTTACCAAAAAACTTAGTAGCACCTCTAATGCCAAAACTAGCTGCTACTACTGCACCTAATGAAAGCTGATACCACTCAGGCATAGCTTCTAATTGAGCAAAACCACTTTTTACAATTTCTTCCATACCCGGAACAAACGCCATAATCAAAGGAATACTAAATATAATAGTTAAATATTCATCTTTCCAACTATTTTTAGATGCTTCAGCCATAATGCGCTCCCAACCACTTTCGTGGGTAGCAGCCTCAATCATTACCTTAGCTTTAGCTTCGGCTTCAGCTACTCGCATAGCTGTTTTAGCTTTTTTCTCTTCTACAGAGCCTTCTAGCCATGTTCCTATAAGCCCTGCTACAGGTCCAATTAATGCTCCGATCACGATGGCTCTTCCTCTTTTACAACTAAATTCACATTAAAGCAATTGGCATAAAAGCCTTTAATTTTCCCTGCCTGTAATTCTTCTCTAAGCGCAGGAAAAACATAATTAGGTGGAGGACAGGATTCTAGAATAGCAAAATCTTTTTCAATAGAATTGTCAGGTCTAACAATTATCATTAGAAATAATGTAATAGCTTTAAGTACCATACTATTACTCCTTTTTACCACTACCTAAAAACAAGCCGAAAGCTCCTGTTAAGGCACCAGTCATAACACTTACAAGACCTGCCTGTTCAAGGCTAGGTGTTTGTAATGTCATAAACCACTCAACTACTCTGAAGTTCATTATAATAAATGCTATAATGAGTAGTCTAGGTACAATACGCCAATCGTCTAGGTTTTTAGGTGTCATAATTATCTCTTATGCTTATTAGGTTTTTTAGCGTGTCTGCCGGGTCTACGAATACGTTTTTTATATTTACTTACAACAATATCTTTTACTGATAAGCGTTTGCTTTGAGACATAGTCTTTCTTTCGTGTTTCTATGACTTTTGTACTTTATCTATTGCATTTTCAAGTTTGTTTAATTCTTTTGTATGTTCTTCAACTTTTGCTATAAGAGTATATAATTCTCTATGTTCTTGCTTTAATTTATCGGGTGAAGACATACTTGCTAGAATATCTGTTCTATGCCTTTGCATTTCTGCGGCTGTATTTAACTTGTCAATGTTGTGGTTTTGATTACGCAGCCTTTGTTCTATATCTTCTAATTCAGAAGTTAACATTTGAACTTTTTGTTTTACAATGGCTGCGGCTCCTATAATGCCCGCTAGTGCTGTACCTAATGTTAAAAGAAATCCAAAATCTAATTCCATAGTTTGATTTTCTCCACAAAGTACTATTTTTTCTTTTTAAGTTTATGAGTTCCTTTTTTAAGTTTACCTTCTTTTTGTAATTGCGCAGTAGCTATAGCATAAGGATTTATTTTAGTGCTGCTGCGTTTAATAGCCTTTACTCTTTCTTCTAAAATTTTAGGCATATTATTTTTATTCTATTAGTTTTAAAGACGAAGAAAAGATTTCTTCTACAGATATCATTACATCAAAAGCGCCTGATGTATCTGAATATGCTACAATCTTATCTCCCGGATGGGTAAAAAAGTAACCACCATTTACAACTTGAATAAAAGAGTTACCAGCAACAGAACCTGCCCTTAAGATATAATGATATGATGCGTCTTCTGCGTGGTAAAACTGCAATGATATTTTAGATGTAGATGTTCCGCCGTTACTAGCATTTAAAAAACGAACAGTACCATGAAAGTTAGGAGGTGCTGTATATATAATATTGGCAGAAGCACCAGCAGTAGTACTGGTTATATTGAAACCTTCTGTGTGATATTTAACACCAGATTGCTCTTTAAGTGTAGGCATTATTTTGTTCTTTTTCTTGGTGGTTGTAGTTTTCTATTTACACTTTTAGGTAATAACCGTAGATTTTTAGGTCTATTATCAAGGGGATTCATATTTTTATGATCTACTTCTTTGCCGTCCCCTTTTACCACAGCACCTTTTTTAGCAAGAATACGTCTAGCTTTATTACGAGATGATCTATTTGCTATTTGCTCTGGTTTGGCATGGTATGAATCATACTCAAGCCTATAGTCACGCGGCATTTATCTAGTCTTTCCAAGCAGAGCAGATCCAGCAAAACGTGTAGCATTTGCTAATGCTCTCTGTTTTTTTACATCTAATGGTTTTCTAGGCATTACTGCAGGTCTAGAAACAGGTGCTCTTCCTTTGCTTTTCTGCATAGCTCTAATTGCTTCTTTACCTGCTTTAACTGCTGCTGCTTCAGCAGGTTTTCTAGGCTTTACTGCTGCTCTAGAAACAGGTGCTGTTTTTTGGCTTTTCTGCATAGCTCTAACTCCTGCTCTAGCTGATTCTGCTTGAGCAGCTTTTCTAGCAGCAGCAAGTGTTCCTGCAGTTGGTGCTACTCCTTTAGCAGGAGTAGGCATTACTGCAGGTCTAACAACAGGTCCTTTTCCTTTAGCAGGTTTTCTAGGCATTACTGCAGGTCTAACAACAGGTCCTTTTCCTTTAGCAGGAGTAGGCATTACTGCAGGTCTAGAAACAGGTCCTACTCCTCTAGCAGCAGTAAGTGTTCCTGCAGCTGGTGCTACTCCTAGAGCAGGAGTCATAGCTCCAACTCCTGCTCTAGCTGCTTTTGCTGCTTTTGCTGCTTTTGCTGCAGCAGCTTCTTTAGCTACTGCTGCAGCAGTTGCTCCACTAGTAAAAGGTGCTCTTCCTTTAGCAGGATTAGGCATTACTGCAGGTCTAGAAACAGGTGCTGTTTCTTTAGCAGGAGTAGGCATTACTTCAGGTCTAGAAACAGGTACATTTCCTTTATCAGGGTTAAATACTAAAGGAAAAGTTGCGCTTGGCGTTGTCATTTTACTTAAAGCCATCTTATTTTTTCCTTTATTCCCCAAATATATCTCTTAGAAGTCTTCGAGTGTTTGAGTCTTTCCACAAAATACTATTTTTTCTTCTTATGAGTTCCTTGTCTCTTTTAGCGTAAGTTGCTGCCGCAACATTTTCATCTTTTGCTCTAGAAATAGGTGCCTTTGGTCTTTCCCTAGGAATAGGTGCCTTTGGTCTTTCCCTAGGAATAGGTGCCTTTGGTCTTCCCCTAGGAAGAGGAACACCCTCTTCTTTTAACACTTGTTTTGCAAGTTTTCTAATAAGAGCATCATCAATTTTGTCTGGGTCTTCGTCTCTTAAAGCTTCTCTTACCCCAGCTGCAGCAGTTGCGGCAAGCGTAGTATTC